GTGGTGTCTGCTGATGTGCGAACCATGGGCGCAGTGACTGCAAGATCATTTTGATCTGCCGTGAACTGCGCGATGGTTTGAACTCCGTAAGTAACTCCTACAGGAAAGGAGATTCCTGAAGAAGTAAAGCGGAGAACATCAGTTCCGCCCGCCGCTGCACTCCAATCGTTGGTGGTATTGCGGAAAAATCCGTTATCAAGATCGGAAGCAAAAGCTATTCCTGGATTAGCAACCGTGCCATCTGTAATTTTGAGCGCCGCCAACATCGTCCCACGCCCGCTGCGATCCAGCGAACTGGTAAGTTCCGTTTCGATATCGTTGCGAGTCGCATTCTCATCGCTTGACTCGATAGTTGTATCCGTGATTACATCCGGATTTGGAAGTGTATAGGCTCCAGAAGCGTTGCGGGGCATTGTTTACTCCTGACTCTGTAGTTCGATTCCCGCTGCCGTCAGCGGAATGTCTTGTGGACGTTCTCTCAACCAGCGAGCGAGATTCTTCTGCGGCCCGGTATTCCCGAACAGCACGTTTGCTCCCCGACGACCCGCCCCCAGAACACTTGTTCCTGCTACGCCGAGGGCGGGAACCGCCGCCATTGGGAGGGATCCTGTTGCAAGACCCGCAGCAGCCGTCGGAATCGCCAATCGTCGTAGGCCCCAGAGAGCCTGCGCGGTATTTCTCTCACCCATATCGCCAAGAGCTTCAGCCATGGGGTAGATGAGTTGTTGGTTCGTTCCCTGACCTTGGGCAAGACCCCGATCGGATGTACGGTCGCGAAGGGCCTTGGCGAGCATGCTGGGCGTGAGCCCTTTCTCTCCTCCCGGTAGAGCGATCGCAGTTTCAAGTATACGACGGGATTCGAAGGCACGGTCGGTCTCATCGAGTTGTCTGGCGACATTGCGCGGGACTCCTCGGTTGCGCATCGTGATGAGATACTTGTCGATCTTCTTGTACACTTCCGCGACGTTCTCGCTGATCGTATCGCCCTCTTTGACGCGCGAAGCCTGTTGGCGGATGATGTCATGGAGCTCCTGCCACGATTCTCCACCGATATGATTGCCCTTCGGGAAGCGTGGAGTGATTAACTTGTGTACCGCTGCCGCATCCTCAGGGATAAGGTTCTTATCGATGAGATTGACGATGGCCGCGCGATCTTTGTTATTCACCGGAATGCGATGTCCAGTGAGTAACGTCTTGTAAGTGTCATCGAATTGTTGCTCCAGATCTTGGAAGAGCTTGCCCGCTTTGACCTCTCCGCCTGCCGAAAGAAGGTTGGGCTTTCCCGGAGGAGTGGCACTGGCCCAGAGTTGCTTGACTCCAGAATCGAATACGCGCTTCTCTCCTTCAAGAAGCGGAGTACCCACCACGGGAACATCCTTGACGAATTGCCCCACATCTCGCACGAGTTTGCTCTCCGCACCTACGTGAACGGGCGGGGTCTCTCCCGTAGCCGCTTTGATGTGCTGGCCCGCTTCGCTCATCTTGAGCGGCTGAGCAAATTGTCGGGCGATAAAAGTCGCGGGAAGAGTCAGTGCGGCGGCAGTACCTCCCGCTTTCGCACGCTCCTCCAGATCTCCAGGAGTCATCGCCGCCGTCTGGACAGCGGAAGCCGCCGGAGCGGCGACATAAGACGCAATCCGAGGATTAGCCGCAGCGAAATTCCGTACGGCCGAAGCACGGCTGGCGAGCACTCCCGGACCTACGGACTGCGCGAGAGAGCTCGTGAGGTCACCGACAGTTCCCTGCCAGCCCGTTCCTTTAGCCGCTTGATCGAGAGCTTCGTCGCCTTGAGGATCTAAAGGAACGCCCGCAGCGCGCAGAGCTTGCGGAATCATCAATCCGCGAGCAGTCCGAGAACCGGATTGAGCCAGTCCCAGGCCGAACTTCTCCGTGCCTGTGGATTCTTCACCCATCTGCTTCAGCGTAGCCGGGAGGTTGCCGGTCACATAGGGTGTAACCACCTTTGTGGATGTGCTTGCAGCTTGTCCAGACAAGTCAGGACCGCCGCCAGCACCGGGGGCGGTACTGCCACCCCTACCCTTTCCTCCGCTGGTCCTAGCGGCTTCAAAACGCTGTACGATGGCCTCGATTTCCTCGTCAGGGGTCTCAATCGGGAACCGCAATTCCTGATCCCCGAGGATCATCCTGCTCTTGTAGGATTTGTCGGCCATTACTCTTCGACCTCAACGAAGGTGTTCTTGCTGGGATCCCACATCATCACCTTGTTCTTCTTAGGAGCCTTGTACAGACCCCGAGTGAAGGTCTCCAGTTGCTCCTTGTTGAACCCGCCTTGCGCCAGACTCTCGGCGTTGTTAGCAATTGCTCGGTGAATCAGCCCCTTCTGCTCGTCGAACCATCCCTTGAGTTGTTCATTGTTCAGGCCGCGCGGCGGAGTGACTGCCTCCCACGAGCTCTTTTCGTTACCCGTAAGAGTCGCACCGAAGAGCGCGTACCGCGCCTTCATCTCCTGGAGCCTTTGAAGAATTGCCCAAGAGTCACGATTCTTAACCCATTGATCTGGAGCGAAGCCGGGGACGGCCGAGGCAATCGCGTCTTGGGTCTTACCCAGCCAAGTAACTCCTTGAGAGGTACCACCCGCAAAATCCTTGGTAACTTTCTTCTCAATGAGATCAAGAGCATCAAGATCTTCCCCCGCTTTCTTCATGTCTTTGTAGGGTTGACCAGTGAGTGCTTTGCCGCGTCCTTCCTCTTGTGCCTTGATACGGGCGCGAAGATCCGTCAAATTTCTGGTAGCGTCTTGAAGACGCGCCGTCGCGTCTTTGTACGGGGCGAGAAACGCTTGCTGCTGAGCCTGAAGAGTTTCACGGGCCAAACGCGTCTTCTCCGCTTCCGATTCACGGAACACACGGGCGCGCTCTGCTTCTTCGGCCCTGCCTGTGAACGCCGCCTGTGCGGATTCAGCGCGTCCGAGTTCGCCTTGAAGGCGAGTTTCATCGAGGCGGCGTTGGTACTCGGGAAACACCCGAAGTTTGCCTTCCTTGGGATCGTAGACCCCGTGCTCCGTATAGCGCGGCTGACTGGCGGCGAGCGCCTGTGTGAGCAAGGGCTGAGAAACTGCTGTCAACGCTTTGTCTCCCGAGAGCTTGCCCAGAATGGCAAGCTCTTCGTCTCTACGACGCTTCTCCTCCATCTGAGCGACCTCAGCAGGGGAAAACAGAGGAGCCACGGGAGTCCCGCGAAGCTTATCCAGCTCCGCAGTCAACCGTAGAACTCGTGCGTCGTAGGGGTTGTCAGCCATACTCGTGATCCTCGCCGCTGGCGCCTACTTCGGGGTAATAGTTGAACGGATTTTGCTGATCGCGCCTACGGAAGCGCTCGAACCATGCCCGTCGTCCGGCCATTCCCTGCTTCTCGTAGTTGCGGACGGCATCGGCGTATCGCTTGTCTTGCATTCCGGCGACTCCACCCATGAGACCTTGAGCAATAGCTCCAGGAATGCTCTGGTTTGCTGGCGGGGAGAAGGCGCCTCGGCGAAGGTACGCGCTCATCTCGTACATCTTACTGAGATTGGCAGGATCATTCGAAGACATGCCGAGAATCTGATTAATCAAATCCTCAGAAAGTCCCGACTCCCGAAGTTTTTGTTTCTGATCTTCGATCGGGGCAGGTCCGTAAGTTCCTGGTCCGTAGGGCATTGTCGTCTCCGCTATCTAAGCTGCGCGTAATTCACCATATAGAACCCGTCCGGGCGGAGGATGACGGCCTCCGGGATGATGGGAAGAACTTCGTCCGCCATGACCCCAACGAACATTTCGTTGGAATCGAGATACTCAAATGTGTAGACGGGGATACCCGAGGGTAGCTTACCGACACGCCGAATATTCTTCTTGAGTCGGCGATCGGACAACATCGCGTAGGCAGCAATTGCCGCCAATGAGCCGAGTCCTGCGTTTGTCGCCCCTGCCTGCGCTTGATCGGCGGCATATCTGGACATATCAAACTGACCTTGACCTTGCGCGGCGGCGAGATAATTCGGGCCTTGCCCCTGTCCCGCTCCGGTGAAACTCGGCATGGATGCAGGGTTGACTTGCTGTCCCTGGAGAATGGCGTTCATCTCGTTGAGAGACATTCCGCGCCGCTGCGACTGTTCGGCGATCGCCTGCTGGCGGAGAAGGCTTTGATACGCCGCGGAGTCTTTCTCTTGCTGAAATCCCTGCCCCGCCGCAGCTTGAGTCTGCCCAAAGGCTTGGCTCTGATTCTGCAACATCATGTCGTTCAGCGTCTTCTGCTGAGTAATTCCAGCATTGAGTGCATTCCAGCGCTCGGCGCTTTGCGCCCCTTGAAGACGATTCATTTCGTTGTTGAAGGCCTCACTGCCAGCGGGGAGACCTTGGTTCATCAGACGCGTACGGAGGGCCTCTTCCTGACGCTGATGCTCTGGCTGCATCGCAGCCCACGCCGCCTGAGTGTACTCCTCCCGCTGCTTCGCGAAAGCATTGGGATCCCAACCGCTGGTCGTGGGGGCGATCTCTCGAGCCGTGGGCGCGGCTCCAGTCTGCGGCAAGTTTATCCAATCGAAAGGCTGCTCGAAGTCCTGCGCAACACGATCCATCTGCCCGGAGGCTAGATCGGTCTTTTGCCCTTGAAGTTGAAATTGCTTCGCGAGAGCAGCTTGAAGCTCCGGCGAAAGATTCTGTTCTTGAAGCCACTTCGTGACCGTCTGCCCGCTGGAGGGGTCCACCGACGAAGTCGGAGTCCACGTCGAGGTTCCCCATGGGGTGACCTGGTCCGGTCGATTCGCAAAGGTCTGGATATTAAGTGCTTCTTTGTTCCCTTGCGCAGTCTGCTCCGCAGCGCCCCTATAGTCAGGCGCAGGCGGAGGCGAGCTCCCTTTGCTCATGTCGTCCCTTTAACCATCTGCAGCCTGCTTTGGTCATCGTTAAGACGATCAAATCAGTCTGTTCATCCCAACCCCGAGGAATGATGGCGAAAGGCTTGAAGCCTACGTGACGTTGCAGCTTCAGCGATCGTTCATTGTTAGCCGCTGTCGTCGTAAACACCTGCACGATGTTCAATTGCCGGAAAGGATAGTCGAATATCGCAAACAGAAATTCGTGACTAAGCCAATGTCCTTTCCCAGCAACGTGCATCGAGCACGTTCTCCGACAAAACGAATTGTAGCCTACAACAGCCTTGAGCGCAAGTTCCTTGTTTAGAACTCCAAAGGCTTGAAAATCGTCCGACCACGAAAGGAGAATTTCACTCTCATGTAAGAATTCAAAAAGGAGTCTACGATCGCCCGGATTACGTGATGTAAGAATCACATCAATCCTCCGAGAGTGTAGATGATCTTCCAACTAGTGAAGAGTGTTCGCGGCTTACCGACAATAGAAAGACTGAGTGAAACATAGCAGCCGAGACCCACAACTCCAACCCAGACTAGATATGTATTCCCAGGACCTGCCCAGACTGCTTCATCCCAAATGGCACTGTCCCACAGGGCATTGTCATTTGGAGGAAATGTAAGTGTTCCAGATGGGGGCGTGCCACTCCACTCTGTATTAATTCTTGCGATAATAGACGGCGGCTCTGGGGCGGTAAACATCGTCATCACCAACTGCGGAATCTTTTGACGCATTCTATCGTCATTAGGCGGTATGAACGCTGTTTGGATATTCGCTACAAAGTCCGTTCCTTCAGAGCCATCGGTTAGAACGTCGTCTTTATCCGAATCAAACATTCTCTGAATAGTCCCATTCGGAGTGCCAACGAATAAATTTCCTTCAAAAAATTCTGCTGTAGCGGCGGGAATTCCTCTAAAAGTTGACCATGCAGCAGGGATTGTGGAAAAGCAATATTGAATTGAAGAAGCCGCTACGGCATTGTGGGGAGTTATGATGATTACGCAATCTTCTGAGGTAGTGTGGATGGCTTGCCATCCGAAATCTCCTCGAGTATTGCGAATATCATTGGCGATAACTTCATTATATCGCCGAGTGGCCGCATTGACTTGTTCGCCGTCAGGATCTAGCAAGCCTTGTGCGGCGACAAGGCGAGACATGAATTCAATACCGTTCTCACAAAGAATGCCAAGATCCCCGCCATATTTCGTGGCAAAGCGCCTCCCCGAAGCGGGCGGTCCAATGTACCACCGACCAATCATGCCGAAAGTCGAAGCTCCCGCCGGATCGGTTCCTGCGTAGATGATTACATCTCCTCCCGACCCCACAAGGACGAGATTATCATCTATTCCATCACCACTGTCGCGAGTCCAAGAGGCCAATACCTGTGGAGTACCCCCGTGAGCAAGATTAGGCCCAAAATCAAACTCCGAAGCCGCCCCTGTGATCGCTCCGACAGGTAAGAAGTACGCGCGAGTATCATTATGAAAAAGAAACCAAACGCGCTTCTTCCAAATCATGACGAATGCTACCGAAGACATTCCTGGAGCCACTCCCGTAACGCTGGCGGTGCGATTTACCCATCCACCCACGTGATCGTAAGTGTAGTACCCAACTCCAGGAATTGCCACAAGGAGATAATTTGTCCCCACCCCCGCGAAATTCACATGGCTGACGTAGCCCGGTTCTGTCTGCCCTGCGATAGTGAGAACAGACGTAGGTGCGGTGGCTTCGTCGGTCTGAGAAGTTACGTCGTAAACTTTTTCGTCCTCGCAAAAAGCGAAGAGTTTTGATGTTTGAGCACTACCTGTGCCTCTTTCCGGAAGATATCCGGCCAAAGACCGTACGGGCGAGTCTACCCCGACACCGCCAAGATTCGTAGTCCAGCGCCCAGCCCCGCCGCGCAGTTCAATTCCAGCACGGCGGCAAATGACATTTTCAAGGATAAGACCTGTGCGTGGATCTTGATCTGAAAATGGAAGCGTGACGTCCAACCCTTTGACGGGCGCGGGCAACAAATCCCATTTCTGAATTTGAGCCTGAGGACGTTTATGCTTCTTCGCGGTAGGTTTGAGAAGCATCAACTCCCAAATCCTGTGTCAGGTACGGAGTAAATGGGGCTGATTAGTGGCACGCGATACTGGCGGCAGAGTGAGAGCACTGTCGCGCCTTTATTCGATCCCGTACGCGCTTCAAAGATCTGGGTAAAATCATTGTCGGCCGCCGCCGTATCGAAGCCCTTCCAAGTCAGATAGTGATATCTGCCGAGAAGTCTGACCATGGTGCTGTCGAGGAGGAACGTGTCTCCATTCTTGGATGCACGATCCTTAAAGAGAGCGGGGTTGTCTGCGTCCACGACCTGACACTTCGAAATGTAGATGTACTCGAAGTCCACAGCGGTCAGGTGCGGCGGATACAGAAACCAGAGTTGGCTCTGCCGACGCTGCCAATAGAGCGTCAACTGCATCACCATGTTGCGAACAATATACGACTGCCACGCCTGAGCGCTAGTCGGCCCACCTGCGGGCTCTGTAGATCTCGAAGACCACTGTGTCTGATCCACAAAGCGGTCAAAATCCTCGGGAAGATCGAAACCTTTCTCCTGCTGCCCCTCGAAGTCTGCCACGACAGACAAGGTCGCCCGCTTCGTCAATTCCTGCCATTCATTGAACGTCAGTAGTTGTTCAAGCGCAAGATTGATTGCAGCCCCCATTTGTTGATGGGCTGGATCTGTAGAGCCTGCAGGATCTGCAGGAATCGAATGCCCCACGAACTTGCTGATCTCGATAATCGCTTGTCCGTAAGTCGGATCCGCAACTTCGAAGGGCATGTCGATCCTCCCTTAGTCGGGGAGCTTCTCGCGAAGCTCCTTGATCAGGTTTGCCTGCTCCGCCACTGACTGTTGAAGGGCAGCGATCTGCGAGTCGCGCTCCTCCAGAGCCGCCGTCACGGCCTTCAGCGGAGCCTCCGCCTTGGCCGCATCGACGAAGATACGCGCCTTCTGCTTCAGAATGGTCGCGCCCATAATCTTCGCGACGATGTCATCGCGAAGATCTGCCATGTGCTCGACGGTGCGGATGCCGAAATAGCGGAATTCCTCGATCTGCGCCATGTTGAGGACGCCCCACGCCTCCAGCGGGGTGCCGATGGTGAGATCGTTGGACTGCGTCGTCTTCCAGTGATCGTACTGGCGCCTGAAGCGCTCCTCGTCGCCGGGGCCTACGGGACGAACGATGACGCTTGTCCGATCTCCGGGTACCATGATTTGGATGAAGTCTACCTCTTCGAAGATGGGGCGCCCCTCTTTCTGCGTCTTTTCGGGATTGGGGCGCGCTTTCTTGAAGAAGCGGATCGCCAGCTTGTCATCTCCACCGCGCTGGCGAGTATGTACGGTGTGATCGTAGTCGAGCTCTTCACCGATTGCCATTTCGTGTCTCCAGGACCTTAGTCCAATTCGGTTGCTTCCTGATCCCCAGGAAGCTTAGGGACTTGCTCTTTTGCGAATACCCTCTTCAGTCGCTTGTTGGACGATCTTCAAAGCCGCCTCGGCTTGCTCCAAGGCCAGCTTCTTGTCTGCGAGAAGTTGCTTCAGAATGGGTACCTGATCTCTTGCAGCTCTAAACGCTTGTCGCGCAACACGGACTGACTCACGCGCTGCGGCCTCCGCATCGACAAGGGCGAGCATCTCTGTGTTAGACAATGGCAATTCGGCCACCCGCTGTGAAGCCAACACCTTGATCGAAAAATACCGCCGCCGCAGCTTCGACACAAAGAGCTCCATTTGCATCCACTGGAAGCCCTGCGACGTATTGAACGATGGCTCCTAGAGTAGTCATGACGTGACCAGTGGTCTCCATCATGCAAGAGCCATTGCTGAATCCGCCGGGTGCGGATGCTCCAGTGCAGAGCGCGCCTGTAGCGTCGAAGGCCATCCCTCGCCGAAAATCGGCAGGGACTCCCGGCGCAGCGACCACGATACGGCCGTCTGCGCCGGGAATACCTGTGAGGGCCGACACGGCTAGGTGATCTGGCCCTGATGGAACGGACGATTGATTTCGACGTAGGCCAGCCCCGAGGACGGAGTGCCGGTCGTGGTCGAAACCTTCGCGCCCAGGATCTGCTCGCCGGCCACCGCCGCGTCATCGACGCTTCCGGGGGTCGCCGCCAGCGAGAACACATCGGCGCCCGCAGCCATCGCGTTCGGAGCCTTCACCGCCGCGCGTCCCACGATCTGGAACCACGCGAAAGAGGCCGCCGGAACGATGTTGAGGGACACCGCCACGGGGCCGACGCCGCCGGTGGCGGGAGCCAGAACCGCGGTCGCGAGGTGGGTGTCGTAATCCACCAGAGAACCCACGACGATCGAAGCGCCGGAGGCCTTGAGGTAGATGACTTCACCCGCGTGGGGCACCGTCTCGTCGTTGTCGCTGATCTTCGCGACCGTACCCAGAGGCACTTTCTGGGACGTCGAGACATCGTTGAGTGCCGGGAAGCCGATTTGCGGCTCGGTGATCTTGTAGGCCATGGAGGTCTCCGGTTAGGTTCCGAGGTGCCGGCCCTGGAACGCTTGCCCCGATCAGGTCAGCGCTCCAGCGAAGGCGAGGATGGAAACTTCCGCGTCCTGATTCACCGCGTAGCGGCGGCTCGGGCTCAGCGACACCATGTTCCGCTGAGCGTGGGGGCGCCACTTCAGGAACTTCGTGTTCAGGAACATCGCGGTGTTGACCGTCATGCCGGGTCCCCACGCCGAGGACGGGAAGTACAGACCACCGTCCAGAACGACATCGGCGTCCATGTACTGCACGGTCGGGAATCCAAGCTTCGCCTTGGACGGGTCCGTGAACCGTTGCAGCACCTGGAGGGACGCCATGTAGAGCGCCCACATCGCGGCATCCGTGATGATGAGGTCGGGACGGTCACGGCCGCGAACGAGCTGCGCCCAGATGGAGTTCCACTGCGCCTGGATGTTCGCGGCGGTGGTGGTCGTACCCCGGAGGGTGTACGGTTGCCAGAAACCCCACAGGGAGCGGTCGATGTTGCCGTACTGCCCGGTCGCGACTCGGCCGGTGGCGGCGCCGAGAGGGACGGCAGCGTCCAGGCCGACGATTTCCTTGCCGCCGGATCCGGTGCCGTCGCTGTAGAAGCCGTTGGCGATCATGTTTTGCATGGTCGACTCGGCCACAGTAACGCGGGAATCGAGCAAGTCGATCATCTGCTCGCGTCCGGCGTTCTGGAGTTGTTCCAGGCCCGAAATGGTGACTGGAACCGCGCACTGCTTCAGCGAGAACTCCGCTGCGGAGAGGACGTCTTGCGCCGCCACCGGGAGAAGATCGTAGCCCGAGTACCAGCCCGCATTCGCGTTTTCGGCGAAGGAGAGTTCCTCGTAGATGATCCTGCCCCCGGAGACGGTCTTGACGTTCCCCTTGCTCTTGATGTACGCCAGACCCGCGTTGTTGTTGAGGACGTTGTCCTCGATCTTCTTCGAACGCGATTCGATGGTCGATGCCACGATGTCCGTGACGTTCGGGAAAGCCACTTTTACCTCCTGAGATTGTTAGAAAAGAAGCCGTTTACTGCTTATTCTACGATGAACCTTTCGGCTTCGCTTCCTTCTCGGGATGAACCTATGGCTTCCCGTTACTGCCGACCACTGTGCTTCGCGATCGCGGCTTCGATGGCTCCCCGGACTGTGTCCACATTCGCGGAAGGGGCCGAACCTGACGGCGCTCCCGTTACGCTCATTCCCGCGAGTTCGCGAGACTTCTGAGCCGGAGCATTCAGATTCGAGGCCGCTTTGGACACTTCCTTTTGCGTCACTGTGGCCGCGAGATCACTATGGGCGAGTATAGCACGCTGGTAGGCGACTTGCAAGCTCATTTGCTCTCCGCGGTTAGCCGCCGCATCCAGAAGATCGGCCATAGTGTCTTTGACGATCTCGAAGTATTCGTTCTTCGGATCGTTGGCGAACGTGTTGATTTCGTCCTCCATCTTTTTGTTCTGGTCCTTCACCACATTCTCACGTTGCGTGGTCACGTTTTGCATGAAATCACGGAACGGAGCCATGTGGCGAGAGATGGCGGCGTCCAGAGCGTTGGGGTCGAAACCTCCGTTCGCTGGAGCTCCATTGCCAGAGACCACGAGGGCCAGCGCCTGATCCAGAAGCTTGACATCGACACCGAATCCCTGGATGATTTGCGCGGCGACTTGTGCTTTTTGAGCAGGGGCTCCAAAGCGGAGACTGCTGGCGATGTTGAATAGGTTAGAGACGATCTGCGCGGGCGGGGTCTTCTCGTATTCGATGAAGTTCTTGTGCTGGGCGAAAAGTCCACCGAATTGCTCGGCGAATTTGCGACTTTCGGCCGACTGCTGGAGCGCTATGTCAATCTGGCGCTCGCGACGATGAATTTCCGCCTGCACCTCCAGAGGAAGTGTCGTCCAGTGCTTTTCCCGGATGGCGGGCTTCCAGCTTTCCGGCGGGCGAACTTTGATGACAGGTTTCTGCTCCGCAGGCTTCTGCTCGTCGGGCTTTTCTTCCGCCTTGATTTCTGGCTTCTTTTCTTCCGCTGGCCTCTGCTCTCCAGCGGGCTTTTCTTCTGCCGGTTTCTCTTCGGCGGGCTTTTCCTCCGCTTTGATTTCAGCGGGCTTTTCTTCGGCGGGCTTTTCCTCCGCTTTGACTTCGGTCGGCTTTTCTTCGGGCTGCGGAGCCGCTGCCGCCTCGGCTCTTGTCAGGGCTGCTTCGATGTCTGCGCGTACATCGCTCATGATTTTCTCCTAGAGTTCACTACCTCGATGGCTCTCGCAATATCTGCTTTGCGACTCGGATCGACTCCCTTGCGTGCTTCTATACGATTTTTCTCGTCTGTTCTCCACTGATTCTTGAAGTCGTCAGTGGTCGTTAGCCCCCTCGCCCTCATGAACTCACGGTGCTGCGAGCGAGAACTAAATCTTGAATCCCCCGCGTCCTGATAGGCACGATCGTTCCACAAAACTCCATCATGGTTCTGTGGTTCGGCCACGAAATCAGGCGAAACTTCCACAAGAGTTCCGTCCAACTGCTGAATGAATCTGCGTTTCATAGAAGCTCCGCTACGAGGATGGCCGCGATTATAGCATCAAGTTGACTCTTTGTAACGGGCGGCAGTGTGACTTTCACTTCCACCATAGAAGGTGATACAGCCACCACTGTCGTCGTGACCTGTTTGGGAGTGAATTCCACACCCTGCTTTTCCAGAGTTGCAAGTATCGCATCCCGAACGGCCGTCTTCGGCTCTTCGTGTTCTTCTTCATATTCTCTTCTTCGGCGATACATCAACTCATAAAATCCGCCACCGACCCTCGGGACTTCGATGGGTGTGGGCGCGACAAACTCCACCGGGAATCCGGTCACCGTGAAGGTGCCGAAATCCGCGGAAATGCTGCGCTCTACGACAAACGTAGCATCAGCGCCGGTAATCGTAAAAGACGTAGGCGCAGCATTAATAAAACGATCAGCTACGGTGGACGCATCAAACCCCGTGAGTAGGAAGACTCCGGGCTGAGCGTCAAGAACGTAGGCTCCAGGAGTTCCAGCCGTGTATACAAGATCGGCCGCGAAGCCCGTAATCGTGAACGACCCCGGCTCCGCATTGATGCTACGGTCTGCGAGAAGGCCCGCCAAGAAGCCGGTGATCGCAAAAGAGCCTACTTGAGCGTCAATAGATCTTCCAGCCAAGAGGTCAGCTTGGAAACCAGTGACGGTGAACTCTCCCGGCTGCGCATCGAGGAATAACCCTCTCGCGAGCGTCGCAGCAAATCCTGTAATCGCGAAATTTCCCGGAACGGCGTTGATGCTACGATCAGCAAGGAGGGTCGCTGCAAAGCCGGTGAGGATGAAGACTCCGGGCTGGGCATCGAGTGAATATCCTTTCGCGAGTGTTGCTGCGAATCCGGTGACCGCAAAGGATCCCGGTTGGGCGTCAATAATACGCCCAGCGACTAGAGTCGCTGCGAATCCTGTAATCGTAAATGAGCCCGGTTCGGCGTTGATAGAGTAAACGCCTGGAGTTCCCGCTGCCGGATCGAGAATTGGGTTGAACCACTTCTCGATTATGAGCTTAAAGCCCATTTAGAACCAATTCCTGCTAGATTTGACCTTGTTAAGGTATCCGCTGGGATCGGAAATCAAGTTAATGATTCTTCTGTCAAGATCGCTCACCGGCTGTACATAATCCGAAAGCAGACTGGTCAGAAAGCCCACCTGCCCTCCGGTCGTCGCCTGCGAGTTCCCCGTCGCCGTCTTATTGCCTGTTGAGCCCGGCGAAAGCATAACTCCGCTGGCGATGTACATAAAGCCAGTTGCGGGATCGAACAGCTCTGTGAATGTTGGAGTACTTCCAGAAGGAGGCGAAAACGGCGAGCCATCCTCCCAGCACATCGAGCAGAACGTCACCCACGTATTAGGCTGCGTCGTCGTCCCGCCAGTCGCGGTGTAGTTCGTGCCATTCTCGTTGACCGGGTTCTCGGTCGCCGCGAAATCTGATGCCGCGAGGCAGTTCGCAACGACTTCCATATAGGCAATACTGCTGGCGTTGTTGTGAGTAACAGTGTAGTCACCGGACTCGTTAAGCGCCACTTTCTCCCAGATACGCGCGCGAAGATCGCCTACACCGCTTCCTCCCAGCGCGTTCAGCGTATCGTCGGAGGCAAGCTCGACGAAGCCAGAGGGCGGCGTCACACTGACGGGTGGCCCTGGATCCGCGGTCAACTCGAAGTAGATCCGCAGGATGTCGCCGTCTTTGATCCCAGCCGGTGCCGTGATAGTCGTATTCGTCCGAGTTCCTGACAGCACCGAGCTATTAGCTCGTAGGAACGGCATCTTTTTAGCCATTGTGCGGCGGCATCACCCAGTGAATATTCAGGCCGTCCCAGAATCCTCTCGCTGCGTTCCACGTAATCGTGTAGTTCGGCACCGCCTCAACGTTTAGGGTCTGCCCACCCCTGATTGAGCCCCCGAATGAGCGCTTGGTTGACTCCTCCTCGATCTTGAGATCGACCCGTCGCTCAGCCGTGTTGTTGACTTGCAGACCAGTGATCGTACGAGTTTCGCCGTTCACTGCCCCGGCATTGCCGACACCGTCGAAGAGAAGTATCGCCTGAATGCGTGCGTGCGGCGAGATGTCAGTTTGAGGCATTTCAAACGTACTCAATAACCAGTATGACTCCCAACTTGCCCGCGCCACCAGCGGCACCCGTCACGGAGTTCGTGCTGACAGCGCCGCTGCCGCCCGAGCCGTATGCTTTTCCGGCTACTCCAGCCGTGTTGGCGGCGTTGGTGAGAGTTGCGCTGATTTGGATCGCTCCGCGAGACCCACCTCCCCAGAAGGAATTTCCACCATAGCCCCCCATCCCACCACTGACGTCCGTAGTCCCGTCCACCGACATTCCGAAGCCGTCACCACCATCTCCTCCATCGATGGCAAGCGTGCCCCCGGAACCGCCAGTGCCTCCAGCACCTCCTGCGGTTCCGCTAACGTCAATGGCGCTATTGCCAGAGCCTGTCCCGCCTGATCCACCATTTGCGGTAATTAAGGAACCAAACGTAGTAGAACCACCAGCGCCACCATTTGCTCCGTTTGTGGCTGAGCCTGCTGTACCAGCCGCGTTGAGAGTAACTGTCTGCGATGAGCCGATAGTGGCCGCGGTGAAGAAGCCGATGCGAGTTTCTCCGGCACCTCCCCCTGCGCCAACGCCAGTCGCTCCAGATGTAGCGTCATTATCCGCGCCTCCTCCACCACCTCCTGCGCCTGTAGCAATGACAATGCAATGTTTCATCCCCGGTGTAGGGGTGTACGTGCCGCTCGCTGTGAACACTTGGACGTTGATCGAATTGAACGACGCCGGGTAAATCCCGCCGTTCGCGTCCTGATGGATCCACAGGCCGGATTCCAGCAGCGTCAGCGATTCGCCCGGCAGTAGCGTCGCCTGGGTTTTCTGCGAAGAATTCGTGCCGTCGTCGATTCGTACTTTGACAAGAGTGCTTGCGCTCGCGTGGGTGTTGGCGATGCAGCAATCTTGAACGTTCCACGTATCCCCAGATGTCCCACCGCTAGTGTCGACAATGGTTACATCGCCAGTACCCGTCTGATCTCCAAGAGTGCCGAGATCTGGAATAGCCTTAATCGCCGGAGGGCCTGCGCTATCTGCGATGATAACGTTACGACTGATTTCAATATTGGCAGCAGTGCCGATATTGATGATCAGGTCGTCGACATTCGCGCGAAGTCCAAGCATTTCAACCTCCTACTTGTCCACCTCGCAAACCGAGCCTGCCCGGCTCTACCGTCAACTCGAAGTGACGGCACTGGCAGACCTGACATCTGCGATAGGTGAGATCCTTCCGTTCCTGGACCACAGGGCCGAGATTTTTCTCGTCCCGGCAGCACTCTTTCCGCTTGTCGCCTTGCTCCATGCTTTCTCCTACGCGATAGTGAGAATCGTTCCGGTTGTGTCGCTGTTGTTGAACTTGACGGAGAACGTCTCTCCGTTGTTGAGCTGAAGGTCGCTGCCGTAGTCCCAATAGCCGGCGAGTGCATCGGCTGGAGAGGTGGCATCGTCGTTGTAGAGCACGACGTAGCGGAAGGTCTGCCAGTCGCCGGCTCCGGCCGTGAATACAGCCTTCGTTCCGGTCATGGTGCCCGTGCCGCCCGACTCTGCCCATGTGTTCAGCACATCGATCGGCGCATACCCCGTACCCGTCGGCTGGACGATATTCGCGAGGATGGTGTCGGTCGCCTGGACTGCCGAACCCGCTCCTGCGGCGGCGTCGGATCGGTTGAGTGCGACCTTGAAGGTGTGGGTGTTGAGATTGTGGACCGCGAGGCCAAGCTGCTCCACGAAGTCCTGAATCTTGTTGAAAGCAGCCATTACTTAGTCTCCTCTGTGATCGTAGCGGACGCCGTCTTGCCGTCGGGAAGCTCTATGGCTACCGACTTCGGCTTGGATTTCTTCATCTCTTTCAGATGGGACGCTACTTCGTTCACAGCCGTGACCATCTCACGGTGCATCTTCTGAAGGGCTGCAACTTCCTTAGCCGAGCTGTCCTTCTCGGAGGTCGTCACGGCCTCCTTATTCTTCCGCTCGGCCGTCGCGATTGCATCTTTCGTCTTGGCCTCATGGTTCAGGCCCAAACGCTCGATTTCAAGCAGGGCAGCATCCACGAGAGACTTGACTTGGACTTCCGTGATTTCCGCCATGCTTTCGAAGTCACGGCGGTCCGACTCAAGCTTCTGGCGCTCCTCATCGAGGCCCTTAGCCTCTTCGCCAAACGCCTTGATATTGGCATTATTCGCGATTTGCTGATCCGAATCAACTTTGAGGCCCGCGATTTCCTTCTCCGTGCGAGCTTCAAGTTGGGCGATCTGCCACCGCACGTTCGCGTCGATGGTGGCAAGCGTTTCCTTGCTCTTGGCGTCGAATTGGGCGATGTCGACCTTGTTTTTCGCGTCGATTTGCGCCTTTTGGAGCGTCGGATCGGGCGGAGGGGCAGGTGGGGTGCTGAGTGTCTTCTCCACCTCGCGGATGTAGTTGTCGAACAGCGTTTCCACGCCTCCGCGAGTGTCGAACGCCGCCCCCGCCCACTGAAGCATTCTGAGAGCGAATGGCGCTGCCGTGGGAGCCTTCTCCAGGATCGGCGCCATCTGGCCGAAGAATTGGCCCATCTTTTCGACGAACTCCAGTCGATTCTGCTTTTCGGCATTGTAGTCCGGCAGCGACATCTGGGTCGCGGACACGTTGATGCGATACATCAACATGAGCTTGTCCTTGATGAGTTGAATCGCCTGCCGCGCGTACATGACGTCTGGCGTGTACTCGATCAAGGATTTCTTAAAAATGGTGTCTGGTTGGAAGTGGTTGGCGATAATCTGAGCTTTAATGACAAGCCCCTCCGCCACGAACTCGGCCACCTCTTGTTGATAGAGCTGTAGGCGCGAGCTAGAGTACTGCGCCTTGAGTTTCTGGGCTCCGTAGGTCTCGCGGGCGTTGGTGACACCACGCATGATGTCGGAAATACCCGTCAATTCGTAGATTTGCTGAATCGTGTCGCTGCGCGCCTCGCGCAGCTTCTCGATGACGGTAATGATGACTTCCAACGGGAGCCAATCGATGACTCCTTTAACGCCGCCCTTCTCGGCGAATGCGGCCCAATTGTCCACAGGGATGAGTTGGTTTTCCACTCCCTGATTGAGCATTCTTTCGACGCCTTTGGCCGTCTTGTCGTAGACCCCGACGGCCTTGCACGCATCGACGAGGTAGTTTATCCGGATATTGATGTTGTTGAGCTGCTGATACTGATCCTGCACCATCGTATAGTCGGCACGCCCGATGAATTTCTTGTTCGTTTTGTTCGCCAGAAGTGGTTTCGGGCACGGATAGAAATCTTTAAGCTGGTACGGATCGTCTTTTTCATCGAGCATGGTGTCGTAGCCCCGCGCGATCCAATGTACTCGCTTCGTGGCCTTGCACCAAATCTCGAAAATCTCTCCCCGCATCTCGGTTTTCGCAGGATCGTCATTTCGTACCGTAATACCCTTACCGTCTTGGTACGCAAATAACTGAATGGCGTCGGCGTGCTGCGGGAAGCGCTTCTTCATCGCGCCTCTGGACATCCAAACGCGTCGCGCGACCCATGTACACTCCGTCCAGAAGCGACACGGGCTGTAGAAGAAGTCCTTCCAGTGGACATAGTCACAAGGGACGTTCTCATCGTTGATTTTCTCGATGGGAACGCCCTCGTAAGTTCCGCTGGAGATGTCGGAATCGTAGCGGAACCAGATTTGCCCGAGGCCCGGAATCAGGCGATCCTCGACCGCCTGATTTAGAGCATTGTGCATATCGGCTCCCGAGCCTCCGGGACCTGTCTGCAGAAGACGATAAATGATTTCGCCTGCTACGCGAGCCACATCGTCTTCTGGATCCTGGAATTCGCGTCCTACGATCGGCTTGGGCGGGTTTCCGTAGAGTGCCGCCTTGAGAATGCCGACGTTCGCCCAGAACATATTGACCTTGTGAGCACCAAGGCCCTCCTCATTGGAGGTATTCGTGTCGAGGTAGTGTCCGTTGACCGTGTCCCCCGCCGAATGGAAATTCTCCAAGTCCTTCTCGGAGAGGGTGATCTGGTTTTTCCAGTATTCGCAATCGTATTCGGCCATTAGCGGATCCTCTTATCACGGATGGGGCCACATGTCCAGGCCTGATCCATCGTGAAGCTGTAGTGCAGCGGGACCGCGAATGGCTTCGGCGCCTCCACGAGCGGAGACGGCGCTCCAAGTTTCGCTACGAGACTCAAATACCGGAAGGAATCCGCGTAGTTACACGCCCAATCGTGTAGCGGCTTGTCGCGAAAGACCTTCTTTTCTTCGTCGAACTCCCTTTTGTAACTCTTTAGAGCTTTGAGCCCATTGTAGCACCCTTGCCCGTCAAACACAATGTCTTTGAACATTAACCGAGCGGCGCTAATTCCGTCCTGAATGCCAAGATTTGGGACCAGCCGTGGGCGGATGCCTCCGTTGAGCATCTGTTCAACGATAGAGCGCCCTGTCTGAAGGGATTTCGCCCGCGCGTCCTGAGGGAGCCAGATTTGCCCCATCCGATAACCGGCCTCACGCTGAGCATGGAGCCAGTTTATGTAGAACTCGATGCTTTTGGACTCCCACTCGTTAGCGTAGCTGACGAGAATGTGGTCGACGAATTCTTGCCATCGCCAGACGGCGGTGGTGTCGGTGTACCCAAGATCAAACACGTAGTGACTTTCCACTCCTGGAACCGACGGAAAATTGCCGATCTTCGCGGCCTTGACTTCTTGCCCGTAGTAACTCCCTCGAACGGCGGCAAACCAAGAGCACTCCATTTCTGATTCATACTCATCCTCGCTCATAGACTTCTTCATTTCAGCGAGTTCGTCCGGGTCTATAATGCCCGTTTCACTCGCCTTGAGCATAAGACGATACCACGACTGCGCGTCTTCCCCAGCTTGCTCCCAAATATCGTAAAAATGGTTGGGACCGTTCGGTGTTCCAATGAAAACTGCCCATCCCCGTCGGTCCGACAGGGCTGGACGCAGAATTTCCGACCACAAGTTCGGACGACAATTGCCGTATTCGTCCACGGCAACTCCGTCGAAGTACAGACCCCGAAAAGAGTCTGGGTTATCCGCTCCGTAGAGCGTAATTCTCGCCCCGTTGAACAAGTCAACGGAGAGCGCTGATTCTGAAGACTTTACGGCGACTTCTTTTGAGTAGTGCTTGAGGTAATCCCAGGCGATTTGCTTCGCTTGCGAGTAAAACGGGGCGATGTATCCGTAGCGGGGTCTTTCTCGTCTTGCGTAGAGCGCTTTCGTGATCAAATCATTGATCGTGGCGACCGTTTTCCCAGCGCGCCGATGACAGACCATACAGGTCCATCGCTGATTTCTCTGGTGAAATGGGAGAAATTGATCCCGCGGCGCATATGGGATGGTGACGGTTTTCACGTGCGCGTACGCGATACCATAATGTCAGCCGCGGACACCGATGATAGGTACGTACTTCGTTTTCGCCGGCTCGTCGACAGGATCGAGATTTGGGAGCTCAAGCCTGCGGATGTTTTCCTTCCCTTGGAGGACCGCCGCTCTGCGGCGCTGCTGCTCCATCATGTCTCGCGCTCGTCGATCGAGCTTTCGATCTTCGGGAGTGCGATATTTCGCGAACGCGGCGGCCAGTTTGGCCGTGCTGGGCTCTTCTATTTCCATGGTTTGAAACTCCACCATTTGTCTCTCGTGCGCGTGGTGTGATTCCACGCCTCGAGGCAAGAAACGAGGTATTCTGCGAGAATGTAATCCGGAGTGTCGCTGCCATTCTCCGCGCAATTCACGTTGAGGACGTGAGCAATCTCCGCGCGGAGCTTTTCTCTCCGTTCCGGTACGGAAAGTATGTCGTTGAGAGGCCCTGCTGGCAGGGTCTCAGTCATCTTTTTCTTCCGGAGGCGCGTCGAGCGCCGTGGGCGGGAGGACGTGAAGCACCTTCACGTCCTTCTTGTCATCGAGTTCCGGGTGGGAGGACGGCGGGAGAAGACGCGCGTAGAGTTTGAAGAATTCGTCCGGGTGTGAGTCTGCCCAGAGGCTAAGGCGGGAAATCCCACCGATCTGTTCGAAGGCATCGTTGAATGCTTGGACCACGGCGGCCCGTGACAACGGCCCTCGCCGTGGGAAGATTTTAAGGAATTTGAGATTCGGCTCTCCCGCTAGACGTTCGAGGGTTTGCTCGCTATCGAGATTTTGGTCATGTGGAATGTACTCGATAACCTGACCCACGCTGTCTTCCCCTTGCGAACTTAGTTTGTACAGAGTGTACCATGAAAAACCTCGTCCTGCAAGGGCGCGTACGCGACATACAGTTCCTGACCCTAGAGGACTGCATTTAACTCCCCGATGGCCATAACCGGACGCGATCTTCGTTGTTCGTCGTTGGGGGTGGCCGACCCCCGTGACTACTGTATGGATATACAGTGGTTAGATCCACATGACTGTATGGATATACAGTGGTTAGATCCACATGACTGTATGGATATACAGTGAGGGTGCCCAAGCAAGTCTCGTGCCAGAGCTGTTTTGCAGAGCAAAACACTTTTCCGTGGAAAACGCTTGCGTTTTTCTAGGGCTATGGTACAATGATTTTACGGTAGGGAATGGTCCTTACCGCACAAAGGAGTTTGTATGGCCAAGACCGTAACACCCGTCGCACCCGCTGCCCCGGCAGCGCCCGAGGTCGCACCCGCTGCCCCGGCAGCGCCCGTCGTCAAGAAACTGGTCCTCGGGTCCAAGGCACCCAAGCATCGCACGGCCCACACCGCGACGGCGTGGGCGGCGATCACCAAGAAGCTCCCGGCCACCGCGGCCGAGCTCGCGGCGCTTCCGGAACTGAAAGTTCCGGAGTGCGGCGGGCCGAAGGGCAACGGACTGCTCTACGTCAGCTACGCCGTCCGGCGCGGCTGGCTGGCCGAACAGGCCTGACGGGAAGGGCGCCCGACGAGGGCGCCCTTTTCTTCCTCCGGGACGTCATCGTCCCGGAGGTCTTTTCTTCCTCCTCCGGCGAAAATCTGATGCGAATCGCCAAATCCAAGATCATAAGAGTCGCAATTGCGTTGGGGACCCGGCTGTCCAAGTCGGCCCAAAACGACCGCCACCGAGGGCATGGGAGCGCCCCAGAGGTAGCCATGGGTAGCCGAGTAGCCGTACCTGCTATACTCTGCACAACATACAACATCTTGACCTTCCTGCCTGCGCACGTATACTGACTTTTCAAGGCTACCTCGGCTACCATGGCTACCTCGCCCATTTTCCCCAATAAAACCAAGCACTTCGCTATCCTCATCGGGTAGCCGAGGGTGCCACGGTAGCCGTCAACTTACCGATGTTCACGCAAAGTACCGACAAGACAGAATGCTGCGGTGCCACGGAGGACCATAGCCCGGTAGCCGAGGCTACCTCATCGTGCTATCGCCCGAAAACCCAACACCTGACCCTTAGGACTGGTACAATTCAGTGTGGCCCGTGCCACGTCCAAAGGAGAGCAAGATGGAAGCGATGAATATGTGGGATGATGCCTTCATCGACGACTGCATCGATTTTGAGGACGCGATGCTTCTCGCTGATATCAGCCTCGAAGCTGCTGGACTCGAAGAAGATACGAGGTTCCAGCCGGGGCACGGCTTTCAGTCCGTCCCCGAGTATGTCCAGTGGTTTTCCGACAACGAAGATTCTCGTTACGAATCCAACTAAAGGAGCGACACCGTGGAACAGAATACACCGGAAGTCAGCATGTTCAAGGGCCACCCAATTCTGACCCTCAACCCCTCGGAGAAGTATCCCTTCTCGTTCGGGCTCGCCAAGGCGCAGCTTTTCCTTGCGAACTACGAGCAGGTCAAGAAATTCGTGGAAACCTACGCCCTGAAGGCGGGCTAGATGTACGCGAACCGAAATTTCAAAAGCAAAAAGGAATTCCAAGCTGCCGTGGCAGCTTGGAATTCCGCCACCGCAGTGAGCGAAGACGCTCACTGCGAACCGGTCACGTTATTCGCGCCCGGTCTGGGCGCGCCCGCCGTGAACGGTACGGAATACGTGGAAGGTCCGTGGTATCCAGCCCCTCATCGGTGGTACGCCCAAGTGGAAGTTCGGGATGGCATCGTGGTGAAAGTCAAATGAGGAGATCAGAGATCATGTGGATCGCTCTTTTCCTCGCCATTCTCGCTGCTGACGTAGCGGGTCTTTTCGCGGTTAGCGAACCAGACGAAATCGGCTGCACCACCGACCAGGAGTGTGCTGAATACTGCCCGCCCCCCTCTGACGCGGGGGATCCGGATTGTGACGGAGGTCCGCAATCGTGAAATGCACCGCGACTGAGTACGCGGGCCTCGATGGTGAAATGAGAGACTGTTCGGTTCGCGCGCTCGCCGTAGCCTCTGGGAAGAGCTACGGCGAGTGTCATGCACTATTCGCCTGTGCGGGCCGCGCGCCGAATTGCGGAACGTCGGTGGCAGCATCACGATTCATCCACGAGGAGACTCTCGGATACAAGAAGATCGATACCTGGACCGATTGGATGGGCTTCCCGACACTGCACGTATTCGTGCAGTCGCACCCGCGCGGGCGGTACATCCTTCACACACGCGACCACGCCTTCGCTCTCATCGACGGCGTGGTTCACGATTGGACCAACGGAACCGGATCACGCGGCCGGATCGTCCGCGCATGGGAGGTCACTTAAATGGGCATGTACACGGAATTGCACTTCAACGCCAAGCTGCGCAAAGACACACCGCTCGACGTGCTGCACGTCCTCCGCTACATGCTGAACGAGAAAGTTCGCACTCCTGACCTGCCCTCACACCCGCTGTTTAGCACGACGCGCTGGCGCTACATGCTCCAGACAAATAGCTACTATTTCGACGCCGACACGCACAGCACCCTGCGCTGGGACGACATTTCAGGTTCGCATTACCTCTGCATCCGGTGCAGTCTGAAGAACTACGACAACGAAATCGAAAAGTTCGTGGGCTGGATCATGCCCTATCTTGACAAGCACAAGGGCGACTTCCTCGGCTTCAGCAGGTACGAAGAAACCGAGAAGCCGACATTGATCTATTACACCTGGGAGGTCAAATGAAACTCTGCGGGCGCAAGGCCGATTTAGGATTCTGCAATCTCTACGGAACTCCGTATTTGAAGTTTCTGGTGAAATGCAGACTCCCATATGCTCACACCGGGCCGCACCGGGCGTCGGAGCCGGTAAATCTCGCCCCCACCCGCGAGGGTGGGGATCCCGTGACGAAAGTCACTGCCGAACCTGTTGAAATCACCTGGGAGGGATAATGAAGACCCCGAGGTTTGAGGAGCAGACATGAATATCTTCGAAAGAGGATATGCGTGGGCGATGAATGGATTGATGGAGGGGTCTGTAACCCCTCCAGAAATCGAGGCCAACGTCGAGAAGGCTCGAGACTTCAACGATTACGATGACTTTGACCGAGGTGCCGAACAAGCCCTCAAGAATTGGAGAGCAAGATATGACCACACAGGAAATCGCTGAGCTCAAAAAGCGCACCGATCAGATTATGATCGAGTGCGGAATCGGCGCGAACGTCACCGAGGCGATCATCATAGGATCGCTCCTGATCGCTCGAGAAATCGAGCGCATGGGAGCCCACACCCGCCTTATCGCGAACATTATGAGGAATCAGCGATGAAACTCTACGGAACTTTCTGGGAAGGATACAACTGGGTCCTGGACGAACTGGGCGCGCAACGGCTGACCATCGAGGAAATCGAGGACAATATCAGGATGGCGAAGGATCTAGATTTTTATACCGATTTTGACAGGGGCGCCGAGCAGGCGCTCATCACATATCGCGAAAGGGAAAGACATGAACGCTCAAGAAATGACTGAGTGGGCGATTTCAGTTCTTGACAGTATCGGACACGATCTTGAAACTGGTGCTGAATCTAAAAAGATAATCGCCAAACGCGCACATTCACGAGCAGAACAACTTCGTAGAATGCTGAAGAAGCTACGCCAAGAACAGGAAAATGGAAAATGGATATAACCCCGAATTCTCTGTTCCACGTATGGTCTCCCGACGAAGTCGCCGAATGTCTGGAGGGCGTTACCCCGGACTTGTCCGGGGCGCTCTGGGCGCTCGTCCCTCTGTACGAGAATCAGCCCCGCTCGGAGATGCCGGATGATTTTTCGCGCCGCGCGACTGCGCGGTGGTGGAAGAAGCTCTCGCTCGCCCACCGAATCCTCTTGAACCAACTCGCAGAAGCTTCGCGATGAATCGCTTGCGAGCTCGTTCTGCATGGTTCACGAACAGGCGGAAGGGCTCGCACGATTCACACAATCGAGCATCTTCAACTCGTTCGAGTCGCATCCCCGCGGGGACTTTCTGAGCTCTAAAGTGCTTCGTACAAAGTGTGAAGCACTGACCACACGCCTTCCCATCCTTCGTGAATCGGTACAGTCCGACGCTCATTTCTGCTTCCCGATATACATCATGATTACCGCGTTGCCCTCACCTTCATCAAGAACGCGATACACATGAACTTCAACGATATTAGGCTCCGCACCGATTCCACCAAGAAGCATTTCTGGAAATCCCGCGTATGCCGGAACTTGATATCTATCACGAGGCTCTGGAAGATCTTTTCTCTTTCCGTGAAGAGGCCCCCCGATAAACCGAGCAGTAATCACGGCTTGCCGTCGACGCGCCGCCCGGTGTTCGGCTCCACCTGGATTGCCCGATCATCCCAGAGCTCGATCATGTGGAAGTCTTTGATGTTCGTGAGTCTGAGCTCTGGAAGACCGTAGAGGCGACACCACCGCTTCCATTCGACAAGAAGCGAATCGATGTGTCTCGGATCGCAAACACGAGCAGTAAAGATCCTTACTTCCTTTCCATCGGCGATCCACTTCTTCACACGGAAGAGCATGGCGGGAATCGCTTCTCCGATCTCTCCATTCTTCCACCCGTCATACTTCGCGAGTGTGCCATCAAGATCTACACCGATCCATCCCATTGTCAAATTCCTTCTGAGTTTTTATGATCTATCGCTTGGAGAATTGCTCGAAGATGCGCGTCCTCGGTGTGTCGTTTTATCGGTTGGCGGCGTGTTCATCGTAGGCTCGGCGGATCTTCGTTGGTCGGAACGCCGTTCATTTCGCCGCCGTTCGGTCGATCAAGGCGATCAGAGCGCGCTCGCATCTTCGCCAGTGTGCCGACCCTTCGGCCGCTAAGGCTGGAATCAGCCGCGGGGCAAGCTCGAGCACTGCCTCTGCCTTCTGGATGCTCATGCCGAGCCCGAACACGAGGAAGTAGGTCGCGGAGTGGATCTGCTTGCGGAAGTGGCTCGGGATCATACGTCCCCCTGCTCTGTGCGTGCCATCGAAGCGTCAATCGCGGCGTCTATGTTCTCCGCCGTGTTCTCGCCAGGAATCACGAACGGCTTTGCGGGATCGAACTTGAGACTCGCCTTGCCATCGCGGTCTATCACTGTTACCCACACGCCCCGATGGTGCTCGCGCCAGAATCGGTAGCGCGCCGCGTCCTGCTCCAGTGCCTTCGCCGATACCGGGTCATTCTGTGTCGCTCGTGTTGCGGAGTTGACGGCACGTAGGCGCTCGTTCTCACCGTTGAGCCGCGTGACCGTCTCGTTCAGCCGCGCCATCTGCGCATCTAGCGGTCGCTTTATCTCCTCGATGGTGGCCTCGGCTCGCGTGGCGCGCTGCTGCCATTCTTCAAGCAGTGATTCCTGCGCCTCCAAGTAGAACAAACGACAGAGAATGCAGTACGAATCCTCCAACGTAGGGGGATTCCAGTCGGTGTTTCGATGATCTTTGCAAATCGTAAATATCCTGTTGGGACCATACTCCATTGTTCCTCCTGAACGATCAATCATCGGTTGGCCCTGACCCGGTGGCGAGTAGGTAGAGAACGACTAAGAATAAAATGAAAAGCCAGAATTCATTCATCAGTCCACCTTTGATTGTGGAACGAGTGGATGCTTCGTCATTTCTTCACGAATCGCCTGCGCGGACCAGTCGCTAGATCCATCGAGGGACCACACCCGCGTGGGAAGGCCGTCAATTTTGACCTTGGCCTCGGTCGCAAGGACGTATCCATGGGAGGCCAACCAGTCGGTAATCGCTTTAGTCCGCCCCGGAGTTACATCTTGCGATCCTCCACCGAAACGGACATACAGGAAATCAAGTTCCTTGGCAGTACACACCCGACGCGCCCCGGTGAAATCCTTCAAATCACGAAGCCATGTGTGGAGAGGTGAAGCACTTGCGCTGGCGACGAGTTTCTTGCCTGTGGTCAGTATCGCCGGTGCGTCAGCCTTGAACAAGCTGATGTCAAGATGTTCTAGAAAGAACCTAAGCGCTGAAGGTCCTGATTCTAGGACCCATTTCCAGAATGGGTCCCACTCGACCGTTGTCCAACGAACCTTCGGAGTCATCTTCATAACGAAGAATCGACGGGAGTCTTCCTCCATCGCCAATGCGTCATATTCGTTGCCGGTGAAGCCTAGCGATGCCCAATTCTCCACATCGTATTCCGGCGTGAACTTCGCATTGACCCGAATTGTCTCATTCGTCGCGATATTCCGTAGCTTGGCGTTCGTCTTCCGATCGATCTTGGTGAAATCGTCAACAACAACGAGCGTACGGTTGGCGATGTACGAATTGAAAGAACTTTCAAGGTCCGCAGAGTTGATAAAAGCGCAGTTTTTCGGTCCGTGAATCTTTTCAAGAACGCGGAATATGGCGCTTTTCCCCACACCCTCGGGTCCAACAAGGATAGGAACCTTTGAGCTTTTCTTTTCCGAAGGGCGCTGGAGCGGCCATGCCATCCACATGAGGAATTCTTGAATTTCTTCTCGATCAAGACAATTCTCCAAGAGTTTGAGGAAAGGGGATGCGTCCCCTTCTTTGGCGTCGCAGCCCCAGCCCGACCACATATTCACGTGCGGGCGCGAGATTGCGTCGATCCAGATAGTCTCTGCGCCGGGCCGGTAGACCGGCCCGTAGGTCTCAAATCTTTTGTCCCACACCATCCACGCTTCAGACGCTGGTCTCAGTTCTCCGTCAGCGTCTTCATATCGCAGTGGTTTAATCTTATCCTTAAAATCCCGGACTGAAATGATTTGATGAGGAGCACTGAGTGTGACAATGCGATTAACTCCGTGATCGTAGGCGTATTCGGAGTTGATCTTCTCGAGTGCTGCTCGAGAAGAATCGGACTCAACCACGTCAGATTCGCCTTCAAAGCGCCCACCATCAGGAGTAACCGCCCAATCGTCATACCCCCACGAGTGCCCTCCGGGTCCGGCCGGGATTCGTCTACGAGTGACCGGTACGTGGTGTTCAATTTGGAAAGCTCCAGCAAATCGCTTGATAGCAACTTCCAAGAGCTCTTGAAATTCGGGATATCCTCGTACCGTGTTGGAATCGAATACCACGACGGGACGGAGACCTTTTGCGCTCCATGGGAGCAATCCGAAGTCATCGAGAAGAGGGATCCTATGTATTTTGGAGCCCCAGCCCCAACATCCGGAAATTCCAAGAGCGACATAGCCTTTCTTTATCGCCGATTCGGCTTTAAGTACGGACTCATGGATCTGTACTTCTGTTCCAACCGGGAGAGCACCCCACGCCACTCGTCGGCTGAAATAGACACGAGGCGGCCGTCTCGGCGGAGCAAGCATCTTAGGACCGTCGCCTTCGGTGGCTCCAGCAAACGTCCGGGGGTCCCTTGCGCCACGAATGATGCGGAGCGTGGCATATCCGAATGGGGATCCATCAGGGCCATGATAGTGAAAGACAATAGCGAAGGCGTTGGCGTCGCTAGGAAAGACCTGATGGCCAAGAGATTCTTTAGCGCGAGCGAGTGGGAGAATTTGCCACCCGGACTGCTCAAAATCGGCTTCACCGAATCCCCGTTTCTTTGCATAGTCGTAAACATCTCTGAAGGTCACCAACTGAATCGGCGACTCTTGACTCATCGTTATTCACCCTTGTATTCCAGCCCCGATTACCCTATAATAGCTCTAATGGCCCCTGTAGAGGCTCAGATACACCCTCGAGCTACATGGTTAATTATGCACCATGGGAGGGTTCCAACACAAGTGACCGAAAGGGATTTTATGGATGAGGACGCGTTCCGCTGGGCTTACGCGATCATGAGGGAGGATGGTCCTGAATTGATTCCTCTTCAGTATTTCGACCGAGTCCAAACTGCGAAAGAAGAACTAGAGAAACTCAGAGAAGCATACCCCGAAATTCCCTTCGGCATCTACATTCAAGGAGATCAACTCTACGTGCCGCAGTCTTCGCACGAAAATGTACACTGATCACCCTGTTCCTGCGTGACTATGGTATTATGCTTCTGTAGTGCCTAACATCACAGAGGGAGTTGATCGTTATGAGTTACAATCCGAAGAAGGAGATTTTCACAGTCCTGAAGGGCGCCGACAGACCTCTGTCGGGGCAGCAGATTTTCCAGGCTCTCAAACACATCCCGATCCCCAAGGGGACAGTTTCCTCGTCCCTTTCGACGCTCGTCGAAGCGAAGTTGGTGTCCTCGGAAAAGAAGGACAAGATGCGGGCGGCGCAGTATCGGGCGGTAGCGAAGGAGCTTCCGGAGGAAATGAACGGCGAAGGGCGGCTCGATGCTCCCGTCGTTCGGAAAACCACCCGCATCAAGAAGAAGGACGCCGTGCTCCTCATGATTCCTCTCCCCAAGGGACAGTCGGCTGTGGTCTCTATGGAAGAGGCCCGCGCCATCTACGACGCACTCGCACCCATCTTCAAAGGATAGCACCATGGATCTCAAAGCTCTACCAGCAATCTACGCGACCAAGCCCTATCCGGGTGTGTCGAGTTCGTACGTGTTCATCCCCACGAAGCCCATCGTGGAGGGGCTGATCGACAGCGGCTGGAGCGTCGTGGGCGCTTCCCAAACGAAGAGCCGCTCCGAGGAACGGGCGCCGTACGCCCGACACATGCTGCGCTTCCGCCACGAGGATTTCGAGAAGCTCGAAGACCCTCGTGGCGGAGAGCTCTTCCCGGAGATGATTCTCGTCAACGGGCATGACGGCACGGCGACGTATCGGCTGTTCTCGGGCCTCTTCAGCTTTATCTGCTCGAACGGTTTGATTGTCGGAACCATGCTCGGCGGCGCAACCGTCCGACACTCCGGCTACGCCGCGACTCTCGAGGCGGTGCAGTTCGGGGCGGTGAAGATCATTACCGAAGAGCTACCCGTGCTCATGCGCTCGGTCCGCTCAATGGCGACTCGCGTTCTGACGCGCAGTGAGCAACATGACTTTGCCCGCCGCGCGCTGGAGCTCCGCTATCACGGGCTCTCGCCGCTGCTCACAACCGATCAAGTGCTGGAGCGGCATCGTGACAAGGACGCGGCGAATGATGCCTGGACGACTTTGAATGTGATCCAGGAGAATATCCTCTCCCGCACGCACTCGGGACGTTCCTTCAGCGGGCGACGCTCGAATATCCGCGCCGTACGGGCGATCAAAGAGCAGGTCAACATCAACCGGGGACTCTGGGACCACGCTATCAAGCTGGCCGCATGAGAAGGTCCGCGCAAGGGGCTTCGGCCTCTTGAGCCGACAATTTCGTCGGATAAAGGAGAGACCAAGTGAAAAGATTCATCGTACTTCTGGCCCTCGCGGGCTGTTCGACCACGCAATCGTTCGACTACATCGTGCCCGAAGGCAAGCCTGTTCTCGGAGTGGGCGGGGTCATCGTGACGACTCCCTACACCAAGCTGATTCTCTCGGGCAACACCTCTGCGATTCCGTCCGGTCAGCCAGGGGATGGAGGCAGCGCTGCGGACGGCGGTGGGAAGTGATGAAGTGCTTGAGCTAATAGTCTGCTGGGTGGTGGTCAGTCTGGTTGTGGCAATCATCTATGGACTATTAGCTCGTTTCGGTGATCGTGAATAACCTCAAAGGAGTTACAAATGGGACTTGACATCAGGGCTTACAGCGGACTTGTGAAGGTTCGCGCATTCAACGAAGGCGATGAGAGCGGGGACTACTACGACCAGGGACTGCGGAAGTTCTACCCCCACATAGATTTCCCCGCCTCGCGTTTTACTCCGCTGGAAGAGAACATGCTTTACTCGTACGTCAGCGAATATAGCTTCCGGGCGGGGTCGTACAGCGGATACAATGAGTGGCGGGAGCAGCTCGCGGCGCTCGTCGGTACCACGACCGATCAGGTATGGGCCGAACCCCAGCCCGGTCCGTTCATGGAGTTGATCAACTTCGCCGATAATGAAGGCACGCTCGGCTCCGAAATCTGCGAGAAGCTCCTCCACGATTTCCAAGGTTGGAATGATCGGGCCAAGGGCGGCGGAACGTGGTTCTACGATCGTTACGTCCACTGGATGAAAGCCTTCGAGCTCGGCGCGGACAACGGCGCCGTCGACTTCGGATGAAAAAGATCATCGTGTTTCTCCTTGTGCTCTGGCTTCTCATGAGCGCCGCCCTCTACGTTGTCATTGACAACGTCCAGAAGCACGGGCTCCGGACCTTTCTGGAGAAGGTTTGGTGTGGTCCGGACGGGTGTAATCGGTAAATGTCTTACCCATCCCACCTGTCCTGTGCTATACTGATGGGGTAGGTGGGTTACTTCAATCTCAGAGGGAGTTACTGTGAATCAAAGCCGTAAGAAGGAGTTGCAGAAGATCCTGGAAGTCCTCAAAGAGCAGTCCCAAGCCCTCGAAGGGGTCAAAGATGACGAAAGCGATGCCTTCGAGAACAAGCCCGAATCTCTGCGTAGCGATGAAGATCAATCCAACGCGGACGATCTCGTCGAGGCGCACGACAGCCTGGAGTCGGCCATCACCAAGATCGAGGAGATCGTAGACCGATGAGATCTTTTACCTTCTTGGTGACCGTGCCCTCCAAAGGCACGGATGGAGAAAATCTCAAACCGCACGAGGTCTCTCTGTACATCAAAGAAGCGGTAGATCTATGGTCTGGTCAATTTAATCCGGAAGAGAACAATATGTTCCACTGGACCAAAGATAAAACTCAAGTCAAATTCTTGGGGGCCAAATGACCGCCGAAGAACTCGCAGCACTCGTCGATTGCTACTATCTTGCCAGAGAAGCCCGGTTGGCGAAGCAACGTGAAGTCGACGCTATGGACGCCGAGGAAAAAGCGCTCAAACAGCGTCTAGTCGACGCCTTCCGCGAGGGAAAGATCACGGCGGCGGGCGGTAAAGTCGCGATCATCAAGCACTCGGTGTCCTCGGAGCCGTCCATCGGCGACATCGACAAGCTCTACACTCACATCCGGGCGACCGGAGAATTCGATTTGCTCTACCGGCGCATCAACGCCAAGGCCGTGAAGGAGAGGAAAGATGTTGGCGTGGAGGTTCCGGGGATCGAATGGTTCCCGGTCGACAAGCTCAGCATTTCAAAACAACCGACCTAAAGGAGTTACGAATGGCAAAGCAGGAGATCAAACCGGAGGAGAAGGTGGTCCTCCAGCCGTCCACCATGGGCGACATGCCCGTAGTTCGCAAGAGCAACCTCCCCGTGAGCGTCGCCGAGCAGCTTGCGAACGAAGCCAAGGCTGCGGCGATGCTCGAGCGCCCGGTCGGTGGGGCGATTTCGTTGCGTGCGGGGCAGATCTCGTGGCAGGGGACTCCCGTTGCGAACAATCGCCTCCAGTGCGTCGTGCTGGACGTGATTTTCGAGAATCGCTGGTACAACAAGCCGTTCAACCCCGAACAGCCGGCGAATCCCGCATGCTTCGCCATGTCTAGGGAAGAGGAGGAGCTTGCTCCTCACGAGGACTCCGAGGAGCGGCAGGGCGGTCCCGACGGCAAATGCTTCGGCTGTCCGAAGAACGCGTGGGGCTCCGACCCGCGCGGCGGTCGCGGGAAGGCGTGCAGCCAAGTTCGGCGTCTGGTGTTGATTCCGGCCACGGCGGTCGACTCCGACGAGAACACGCTGGATGCGGAAACGGCGATCATGAAGCTGCCCGTCACGTCCACTCGCTATTGGGCGGGGTACATCACGCAGCTCGCCGGACTCGACGGAAGGCCCGTGTGGAGCGTCATTACCGAGATCTACACCGAGCCCCATCCGAAGCATCAGTTCCACGTCTATTTCAACAAGGTCGGCTACGTTCCCGACGACCGCTTGGAGGCCCTGCGCCAGAAGATCAAGGCCAGCGAGAGTCTCTTGCTCGCGCCGTACGCGAAGTCGCAGCAGTCGGCGCCGCAGCCCGCCGTCCCAACATCCAGGAAATACTGATCACAGGAGCCCTGCAGATCACAGGGAAAACCGTGGACGGGCCTGTCGGGGAGCCTAAGGTAAGAATCCCCGGCCTACAATTCTAAGGAGAAACAGATGTGGGTCTTGGACTTTGAAACAGAAGCAATCGAAGGGAATACCAGCAAGTATCCGCCGAAGCCAGTAGGTCTAGCAATCCGAGAATCAAACAGCCACGAGTACTACCTCACCGATTGGCAAGCCATGAGGGCCGCTTGTCATGAAGTTTGGGAGCAAGAACTTCTCTTCCACCATTCCAAGTTCGACGTTTCCGTGGCGATGTACTGGTTCGGACTTCCAATGCCCCGGGACCCCCTCAAGGTTCACGACACGCAGTTTCTCATTTTCCTTCACGACCCCCATGCCGACAGTCTGAGCCTCAAACCCTCGGCCGAGCGCATTCTCGGAGAACCTCCAGAAGAGCAAGATATTCTCAAGGACTGGATCCTCCGTAACGTCCCCGGCGCGACTAAGAAGAACTGGGGTGCCTTCATTGCGAAGGCACCCGTGGAGATCGTGGAGCTCTATGCTCTCGGTGACATCGGACGTACGTGGCGTCTATTCGAGAAGCTCTACCCGTTAATCAGAGAGCAAGGAATGCTCGAGGCATATCAGCGTGAACAGCGCTTGATGCCTATCCTGTACCGGGCGGAGCGTCAAGGTCTACGGGTGGACACGGAGCGCCTGAGCAAAGATATTGACTTGATGGACGCATCCATCAAGTCGGCGGACGCCCGTATCCATTCCATTCTCGGATGCACGTTCAATGTGGATTCTGATGAAGAGTTGGCGCAAGCGCTCGACTCCGCCGGGGCAGTTACTCAGTGGAAACTTACCCCCACGGGCCGTAGATCTATGGCCAAGGGAGCGCTGACCAGCGGTGTGAACAATCCGGAATTGCTGGCTCTGCTGCTGTACCGGGGCGGTATGTCAACGTGTCACGGCACGTTTGGAGTGCCGTGGTATAATCAGGCGATTGCATCCAACGGGCGAGTCCACCCCAACTGGAATCAAGTTCGTCAAGAAGGCTACGGCGGCTCGGAGTCATTCAAGGGCACCCGCACGGGTCGTTTATCTTGCGATAAACCTAACCTCACCAATCCTCCAGGAGAGATGAAGGCGAAGGCTCCCGAGGGATTCATGGAAATTCCGATGATGCGCCAGTACCTTCTCCCAGAAGAGGGGCATCGCTGGGCGAAGCGCGACTTCTCCTCGCAGGAGATTCGCATTCTGGCGCACTACGAGGATGGCGCGCTCATGCAGGCGTATCGTGAGAACCCGGACCTCGATCCTCACGAAATGGCTCGCCAGATGATTCTTAACCTCACCGGCATCGAACTCCAAAGGAAGGAGGTGAAGATCATCGGCTTCTCCATCATCTACGGTTCTGGAGTTACGGGGCTTTCCCAGCAACTCGGGACCGACTACAGCCGTGCCCATGTTCTGCGTGAAGCTTACATGTCGGCACTTCCCGGTGTCCGCCAGCTTGGAAACGCGCTACGGATTCGGGGGCGGAATAACACTCCCCTACGAACGTGGGGCGGACGGCTTTATCTACCTGAGGCTCCCCGGCTAGTGAACGGCGTGATGCGCTCCTTCGAATACAAGCTGTTGAATTATCTGATTCAACCTAGCGCGGCGGACCAGACGAAGCAAACCGTGATCGATTGGGACGCTGTCCGCCCATCGTCCAACGTCTTTCTCATCGCCATGCACGATGAAATTGACATCTCCGTGCCCGAAGATGACCTCATCATGGACATGAAGATTCTCAAAGAGGTCATGAATCGCGACCGCTTTGACGTCCCCATGCGCTCCGAGGGCTTCTGGGGCTATAACTTCGGAGAACTCCATGCCATGGACTCTTAGCCAGTACGGGCTCTACCAGAAATGCCCGCTGGCGTTCAAATTTCGCCACAAGGACCGAGTTCCCATGGGGCCGAAGGGTCCGGCGGCAGCGCGTGGCTCTTTTATCCATGAAGTCTTAGAGAGCTACCTAAAGTCTGGTTCTTGGACCGAGGCGCTGCCGCAGTTCGCGGTCAACCGGGCGGAGGCCATGCGAGACGATGGTTTTGAGCCTGAAGTTCGCGTGGCATTCAACGACCGCTGGGAAGTCGTGCCATGGGACTCTCCCGAAGCATGGGTGCGGGGCGTCATAGATGCCTTGCTGGAGGACCCTCCCGCGCTGCATCTCGGTGAATGGAAAACCGGGAAGGTGTGGGAAGACCACGTCTACCAGCGTGAGCTCTATCTGATCATGGGGCTATCCAGCCGCCCAAAGACTGACGAGGCCAGCATCACCACGATTTACATCGATCAAGGACACGGGGTGACTGACACCCTGAAGCGGGAGAATCTCGCAGAGAAGCAAGTAATCTGGATGAAGCGAGCCGAGCCGATGCTCAACGACACATTCTTCTCCCCACGTCCCGGACAACACTGTCTGTGGTGCGACTTCTCCCAGCGCAAAGGAGGTCCGTGTCGGTATTAGAAAAGAAGACTGAGCAGGACGTCGTCGATTGGTGGGAAGCGCAAGACGGGGTCGTTGTTAAGCTCAATCTTCTGGGTCGGCGCGGTTGGCCGGATCGTGTATTTCTAGACTATGGAGGGCGCGCGGTATTCATTGAATTCAAACGGGTGAAGGAAGAAGCAAGACCATTGCAGGATTACATCCACAGGTTACTAATTAAGAGGGGCTTTGAGGTCTATGTCTGCCATACCTTCGAGCGAGCAGTCGAAGTCCTATTGGCCCGCTAGAGATTACCAGAAGAAGGCCATCCGCCTCCTGATTTCTCAGGGCTGCGGCGGGATGTTCTTGGATCCGGGGCTGGGCAAGACGTCAATAGCCCTGACGGCGTTCCAGATCCTCAAACAGCAGAAGATCAACAAGCGGATGCTGGTGATAGCGCCCCTGCGTCCGATGATGGTGACGTGGCCCGACGAAATCCAGAAGTGGGCTGATTTCAACGAGTTGTCGTACTGCATCGTCCACGGTGCCCAGAAGGAGCAATGTCTCGACCTTGAGGCTGATATCTTTCTTATCAACCCCGATGCGATTTCGTGGCTTCTTGAGAACAATCGCTTTCGGCGTATCGGGGCTGACATCCTCTGCGTGGACGAGAGCACCAAGTTCAAGAATTCGTCCACCAAGCGATTCAAAGCCATGCGCCAGATGGTGCCGAGCTTCAAGCGGCGCTGGATCTTGACTGGCACGCCCGCCCCACGATCGCTGCTGGACTTGTTCGGGCAGATTTACATTCTGGATCAGGGACTTGCGCTGGGGCGGTTCATCACTCACTATCGCAACGAGTACTTCTACCCGTCCGGATTTGGTGGGTACGACTGGCAGCCGAAAATGAATTCGGCTGAGCGCATCGCCGCCAAGATTGATCCTATGGTCCTACGCCTCAAGGCAGAGGATTGGCTGGACATGCCAGATCTCATATTTCAGGACATTCTTGTGGATCTTCCGCCCGAAGCTCGCAAGGTGTACCGTCAACTGGAAATTGCATTCATTACGCAGATACAGGAAGAGGA